TTTGGTATTAATATACAAGGCACTTTTGCTGTAGTTCGAAAGTCTTTACTTGAAACACAATTATTTACATTACAGGTAAGACAGTCTTTGTTTGGATTATTTACAGATTTAGGTGCTGAAATCAACATAGCAAAATTTAATTTAATGAAAGTTAATGATGAAATTTTTACTTTAGCTGAAAGTAAAGATGATGTAGGTTCACTTATAGAAACAGCAAAAAGATTTAATATGACACTTGATGAAATGATTTCAAAGATTTTGGATGGTGGAGAAGAGTTTGTAAAACTAGGTGAAAATGGTCAAGCAGGACTTACAAACTTACTATCACCATTAGAAAAATTTAATTCACAACTTGCAGATGTAAAAATGAATTTAGAAAATGTGGTAGTAGCTTCTATGAAAAAATTTGAAGATACAATTATAGATGGACTAAAAAATGGTAAGTTGGAGTTTAAAGCATTTGCAGATTTTGTTGTAGAACAACTATTAAGAATTGCTATACAGCAAATGTTGATAAAACCTATAACAGGTAGGTTTGAATCTTTTTTTGAAGGTCTTAGTTTTGATGGTGGTGGTTATACAGGTAGTGGTTCAAGAGCAGGTGGTATAGATGGTAAAGGTGGTTTTCCTGCAATACTACATCCAAATGAAACTGTTATAGACCATACAAAAGGTCAGAGAATGGGTACTACAGTCAATTTTAATATATCTACTGTTGATGCAGCAGGTTTTGATCAACTCTTAGCATCAAGAAAAGGACTTATAACTAGCATTATTAACAATGCTATGAACAATCAAGGTAAGATGGGGGTTGTATAATGTCAGGTGCTTTTCCAACAAATCCATTATTCAGAGCTTTAAACTTTCAAGACAATAGACCAACTCTATTAAATCAAACACTATCAGGTAAAAAACAAGTTAGACAAATAGGATCACAATACTTTTCATTTACAGCACAAATGCCACCAATGCAACAAGAAAAGGCTATGGAGATATTTGCATTTCTACAAAAGCAAAAAGGTTCTTTTGAAGATTTTACAATACAAGCACCATTAGATAATTTAGGTGCATCAAAAGGTGAAACTGATATATTAGTTAATGGATCACATACTGCTGCTGATGCTTCAATAGCATTAGATGGTTTTACTGCAAGTACAACTGGAGCTTTGAAAGCAGGTGATTTAATTAAGTTTGCAAATCACTCTAAAGTTTACATGGTGCAATCAGATATTGATTCTAATTCAAGTGGTGAACTTACTGTATTAATATCACCTAACTTAGTA